AGGGATAAACGTGCCCGAATAAGCCGGGCTCGGTGTCAGTGAACCGGCCGGATAAATGGGCGGGGTGGTACCAGCGCCAGCAACTGGGAATGCCATTCCTGTCTCCTATGACAGGTGCGGCCCCCTAGCGCGTAGCTCCATGCGGCGGTTCAGGCGGCACGTACCTGCGATTGTTGAGAATGATCCGGCCCTCGTGCTGAGCCCGCATGATGTCGGCATCAATGGCGGACCGCTCTTGATCGCGGTGACGCCAGCGTCCGGCTGCGACCTCGGTATAGAACCGGGTGATATCCTCGGTGGTGTAGACTGGCTTCTCGGCGGGCTGTTGCTGCGCCGATCTGGCTCCGCCCGGTGCCGCGAGAGCGGTCAGCGACAGCGGCGGCACTGGAGCCGGGGCCCCGTTAGGGGCAGCCGGGACAGCTGCTACTGGCTGTCGCCCTCCACCTTGCGGGTTAAGGGCGGCCTCCTCAGCTAGGAAGCCCTGAAAGAACGCGTTGACCCGGCGCGCATCTCCGGTGTCCCACGCGTCCTGCATCAGTTTTTGACGAATAGCACCACTGTAAGCGTCTGGCAACATCACCCATTCGATGAACCGCTGGTCGCCGTTGAGATCCTGCCATTGTGGAAACAGTGTCGTCATTTGCTCATGCATTGATCTGTTCTCGACCATTCCCACTTGCGCTTGGGTTCGGCCAACCTCCCGCGCCAGCGGCAGGATCTTTCCATCGACCGTGTGCTGGGCGATGCGCTGCACAAGCCCAATAAAGTCCTCACCGTAGTCGCTGAGCTCCTCGGGCGTAACATTGAGCTTGGGTGCTGGCTGGGGCGGTGGTGCGGTGCGCGCGGCGATCTGCTGCTCGAGATTGGCGATGCGATCAGCCATCTGCTGGCTCGAGTCACGGAACTTCTTGCGATCCGCCTCGAGTCGACCGAAGTCGGTCTTGTAGCGCGCTTCCCAGTCGACCGGGCGTTGTGCCTCCTGCGGCGGCGCTGGGGGTGGAAGGGTACCGACCGCAGGAGGCTGCGGCGCACCAGCGGAGGCAATAGGAGGGTCAGCTGGTGGAACCGCAGATGGGTCAGGGGCAACAGGCGGCTCGGCCTGCCCGATCGACTCTTGCTGGGCTGTCGTCGCACGCGCTGCCGCTTCGCGAACGGCGCGCGGGATCACCACGTCAGGGTCGGTAGGTGGTGCCTGTTCTCGGCGTGGGGTTGCCATCATTTCCTCGCACGATATTGCTCATCCAATGTAATGCAGTTCTCAAGCTTGTAAGCCAGTTGGTCGAGCGCCTGCGCACGACCTTGTGACCAAAGTAGACCGTCGTGACCGGCCGCCAACAAATCAGCTTTTGCTCGCTCCGCATGAGCTCGTACCGACTTTACTAACGCCTCATACCGATCAGCAGACCCGCGCCTGAGTTCGGCAGCAGCCATCACGATCGGAACGAACGAGTCACCCTTGGTCATCGCTATCTTCAGGAATGGGAGCAACGCCTGCGTTCTGCGCTGCGTCCATGATGCCGGAGTACGGCTGGTCTATGGTGGCAGCACCCGATGGCGTCATTTTGGCGTAGTTGCCGAGCGACTGAGCGCCGGGCTGTCGCAGCATCCTGAGCGCGGCGCGCGACGGCAACATAGCCTGCTGGCTGCCCTTGTTGGGCAGGAAGCCCGGGATCTTGCCGGTGATCGGCTTCGGCATGCGCAGCCGACCCGTGATCGGACTGATGCGCTTGAACGCCATCAGCTTTCTCCTGTAAGCCCGGTATTGCCGAAGCTGCCCGGGAAGCCGTGCTTGCTGGTGAACGCATCCATCTCGGTCTTGTGCGGCGCACTCGAGCCCAGCCGGAGCCCCGCACCTGCTTTCGGAGCAGGCCGCTTCTTCACACCGAACGCCGGAATGCCGCGCACGCCTTCCTCCGACGTGTACGCCTGCTTGCGCGGGTTGTGGCCAAGGATGTACTCGCTGGCTTGCTGCGAACCGGCGCGCGTTGGGATCTCGCGGCGGACCGTCTTCGGCAGCGATACAGGGTTCGCCTTGAGACTGAACAGGTTAGCCATTGGGCCCGCTCTGTCCTTCCGGCATGCGCCGCGATCCGCGGTTGCCCCACATGTGACCCGAGCCGCCCTCGGCAAACTTCTTGTTGCCGCCGCTCTTGGTCGGGCCTGAGCATCCCGGTTCCTTGGTTCCGGCGTAGTCCTTGTTCGACGCGCCTTCCGAGTAGCCGATCACGTTGGAAGGGCCCGCCTTCGGCTCGATGCCGCGCTTGGAGCCCTTGCCTTCCTGCGAGCTCTGACCCGGCGTCTGCGTGCCCGTGCCCGACCAGCCGCGCATCGAGTTATTGCCGCCAAATTCGCCCCAGTTGCCGCTCGAAGTCTTCTCGACTTTGCCCTTCGCCATCACGTCCTCCATGGGTAACTTGTCAAGTTACTGCACCGCGACGCCGGGTCGCTTCACAAACAGGTTAGCACGCGGACCCTTGTCTTGGCTTGGCCCCGGTGGCGGGTTCGCTTGTGGGTTAGGCGGCACTCCGGGTGGGCCGCCCGCTGCAGCGGGTGGACCGCTAGGTGGGCCGGAAGGTGGGCCCGGCTGGGCCCCTCCCGGTCCACCCGCTCCACCGGGCGGCTGCGTCGGACCCTGCGCATGGCCGGGCACACCACCTTGTGCAGCTAGCGACTGCGCAGCCTGCTGCTGCGTATCCATCTGCTCTTCCGAGGGCACGATCTCTTCGCCATCGAGCCCGATCGTCGACGACACGCTGCGTAGAACAGCCGCACGACCCTTCGGTCCGATGATCTGCATGTCGATCGGGTTCGCCGTAATCTGCAAGAACTCGAGCTGCCGAGCGCGCATCGTCTCCTTCTGCATCGCCACGACGACGCCCTTCGGAACGATTTCCTCCTGACCCGTCAGCATGCCGGTCTGATCCGTCAGCAGGATCATGTCGAGTGTGTTTTGAAGATTGGGCGACATGACATCCCGGTCGATGTTCGCGCACACAGTTTGTAGTAGCTTCGACGCGTTGCCCATGAGCATCGCAAGACCCGACGCCGTGCGCCCGGCACCACCGCCCGGTGAGTTCCCCGCAAGGTACTTCGGTATAGCCGAGATATCGTCTGAAAGCCCATAAAACGCATTGAACACTCCGAGCAGTTCCTGTGCGTTCATCTGCGGCTGGAAGAAGTTGACGGCTTGCTCTTGGTTTCCGCTAACCGTCGGGTTCGTCACATGCCAGCGCTTCCACGGATAGAGTTCATCCGAGTTTTCCAGTCCAGCCAGTCGGTCGTCATTGATCACGACCTGCGGACCCGAGGAGACGCTCATGTTGTTGACGAGCGCCCGGAGCGTGGCGTTCATCACCTCCTGCAGGTCGCTGAGAATGTCGGGAAGGCCGTTGCCAATTGGCGTCCCGGGCACCTTTTCCCACGATGTGATGTAGTAGTTGTGACGACGCCGAGGGGACGGGTTCAGCTGGACTTTGATGAGATAATTGCCGATCAGCCACGCCTGCACCGAGTAGTCACGCAGTTCGTCGGGGATCTCCTGCTCCGAGAAGCCATAGTCGAGCAGCATGCGGCCTTGCACGTTCCCCGTGAACATAAGCCCAGTGAGCATGTTCGACTCGTTCATCGTCGGGTTTTCACGGCTCTCCATCACCGCGCGCGAAGCGTCGGTTGTATCCCAGTCATCCGTAATACCCTGCATGCCGTAAAACTCGAGCACCAGCCGGATATTCTGTTTGTTGTATCCGGGCAGGTCGAGAAGATCATTGAGATCCACCCGCGTAATCCTGAAACGCTCGACGATCTGCGCATCCTCGACGTCAGCAACACCCGGCGTCATCCAGACGTCGAACGGTGACAGCCGCTCCCACCACAATTTTGGAATAAAGCTCTGGATCGGCTTGTTGCCCTGCCACGTCACTTGACCGACCATGCGCACGGTCGGACCCTTGATGCACGCCAGCGGGAACAACGGAATGTCAGTTAGAAACTCTGCGAGCGCCTTGTAGAAGCCGCCTTCGGTCAGAAGCTCGTCGATCTTGTCCTCGGCCACGCGCGCCTGCTCGGCTGCATGCTTCTTGGCAGCCTCGCGCGCCGCCTCGAGGAGATCGAACGCCCGCTGCTTGACCTTCTCCGGCGGAGGCGGCTGGCCCGCCTCCATCATCGTGCCGACCTCGGTACGGATCAGCTGCTGGATCTGGTTGATGATCTCCGGTGGAATATCAGGATCGTCAGGAGGTCCAAGACCCCAAGGGCGATCAGCCCCCAAGTATACATCGCGTAGAAGGGAAGAAGCACCACGGCACTTAGCAGCAACAAGCCGACAGTATACTTCAGATCCGCCAAACTTGCGGATCTCAGCCAGCTTCGCCGGATTGTATTGGCCATTGAACGTCCTCAGCGCATCGAGCAGCCGATCGCTCCAACCGGCGATCGTGTTGCGATGGCGCACCATCATGTTCCATTGCGTGCGGATATAGCCCGCAAGGCCTACGTACTGCTGCTGGTTCGGTCGGCTGTCGTCTTCCTGTCGCCGTCTGGCTTCATCCTCGACCTGCTGCTGGGCGTCCAGTTGCTGGTTGGACACCACGCGCAGCCCGCGCCAAGCAGGCGGTCCCCCTGCTGCCATCGGCACATCGGCCATCGTCGACAACCCCTTGTGTCGATTTTTCGGTTGACACAATCTACGCCGACGGCACGGTGACAGCAATGGGTCAAGAGGTAACCTCTCAGGGTACCAGCGAGGTCGTGATCTCCCAGCTTGCGCGGGAGGTCGCGCGCGACATCCTGCCGACCGATGCCGTGCTCAAGAAGTTCAAGCTCGACACGCAGACCTATGAAAAAATCCTTGATCTACCGTTCTTTCAGCGCCGCCTCGAGGAAGAGCTCGCCATATGGAACGGATCAGACTCGGCCTCTATTCGGACGCGCATCGCCGCCAAAGCGGCCACCGTCATCGAAGAAAGCCTCGTCGAGGTCTTCGACCTCGTCCACGACAAGAGCCAGCCGCTCAGCGGGAAGGTCGAAGCCCTGAAGTTCGCCGCGCGGCTGGCGTCCATGGAAGGCGGAGCCGCACCACCCGATGCCGATGGCAAGGTCGTCATCAACATTTCGTTCGGTACCGAGAAAGTCAGCTTCGAGAAGGAGCGCGAGTACGCGCCTGACCCGCCGATGATTGACGTTACTCCTACTCGACATGACCCACCGAATTGACTTCATTGCCCCGCCGGTCTGCTCGGTGTTTATGGCGGGTGAACAGTTCTTCCGACTACTTGCCGGGCCATATGGCAGCGGCAAGACGACGACAGTGCTCATGGAGCTTCTGCGCCGCTCGTGCGAGCAGTGGCCGGGGCCGGACGGTATCCGGCGCACCCGGTTCGCCATCTGTCGGCAAACTCTCTCCCAACTCAAAAACACCGTCCTGAAAGACGCGGTCAGCTGGTTTCATCCTATCGCCTCTTGGAAGGTTTCCGAGAGCACCATGCACTTCGACTTCAAGGACGTGAGATCAGAATGGTTGCTGCTGCCGCTCGAAACGCCGGAAGATCAACGCCGTCTGCTGTCGCTCCAGCTCACAGGCGCGATGTTGAACGAAGCAATCGAAACCGACGTCGACCTCATCGGGCCTATCTCCTCGCGCTGTGGCCGCTATCCCTCCGCTGCCGAAGGTGGCTGCAAATGGTACGGGGTCGTCGCTGACACCAACATGCCGCCGGAAGGCACGCCATGGCACGAGCTCATGGAGAACCCGCCTGAGGATATGCAGGTGTTCTTTCAACCCGGTGGCCTCGATGAAGGGGCCGAGAACCTCAACTACCTGCTACAGACCCCTGAGACGCTCGCTCTTCCATTCGACCACCCCGAACGCATAGCACGGGGCCGCCTGTATTACGCCCGGCTTGCTCGAGCCCGCAACAAGGACTGGGTCGACCGCTATGTTCACGCCAAATACGCTCCTGATCCAAGCGGGACTGCCGTCTTCAAGGACAGCTTCAGCCGTCGTTTTCACGTCGTCGACGACCTCGAACCGATAAACGTACCCCTCATCATTGGCCAAGACTTTGGGCGAAACCCAGTATCGGTGCTGACCCAGATGGACCATCTCGGCCGGATCCTAGTGCTCGAGGAACTGTGGGCTGAAGATGTCGGGATGCAAACCCAGCTCCCTTTCCTGCGCGGGCTTCTGGCGACCGAGCGCTACGCCAAGTGCCGTGTCGCCCTTGTCGGTGATCCGGCGGGCCAGCACAAGGGACAGATTGATGAACGCACGCCGTTCGACATCTGTCGTTCTGGCGGGTTTGTCATCGTGGCGGCCCCCACCAACCTCATTGACCCGCGTATCCGCGAGGTCGAGAATTACCTGTTGCAGCAGCGTATGGGCGGCCCCGCGATCGTCTTCAGCAAGCGTGGATGCCCCCGCCTGATCGCAGCCATGGGCGGGGGCTACCGCTACACCTACACCAACCTCGACGACTCAAGAGCGATCCCCGACAAGAACCCGCACAGCCACTTGCCGGACGCTCTGCAATACGCGGTGCTGGGTCATGGCAGGACGACGGCGGTCCAGATCGCGCGCCAGCTATCGCCGCGGCGGGCCCGCGGACCGCGTGTGACGGCCGCAGGCTGGACCTAGGTGTACTGGATCGTGAGCTGGGCACCCGGCGGCAGGGCTGAACACACGATGCCCGTGTCGCAGGTGAAGTTCACGTCGATGATCTGGCCGGGCGACATGCCGTTGTAGAGATAGCT